CTAGCGGAATAACTTCCCTGCCAGAGACAATGATCGGTGTTGAGCCTATTTCCTTCGGGTAAGGAGTTTTGCCAGAGTCTTGTCTTTCCTCATCAGGCGTTGACAACCCGCTAAAGATGCGTTTCTGTTGAACCTCGACTATTTGGGTATCACTCCTATAGTCAGCGTACTTCGTATTGACAATCCAGTCCGTGATACCCAGCACGCCGACTACTATTCTTTGGTTAAATTCTTCAAGGATAAGCTGCTTGATGGGGTCAACGGTATTTAAGCGAAGTGATTTATCTTGGTCTTCGCCAGATCCGCCTCCGATGTTGCCACTCTCAATAATGCCAATCGCAGCGGGAGGTACACCATAGCCCGCTAAGATTTCCTCACGAGAGAACATCCGTCCACCGTGGAAGTCGATATCAATCGGCCCTTTGCCGTATTCGTGCAACTGAGCACCACCCCACATGACCGGCGGCACATGAGCGTTCTGTTCGCCTGTATAGTTCTCTCTGTAGAACTTGACGAACGTTCTAGCGTCGTCAACGTCGCTTTCTGGCCCTAATTGTATCCATGCTGACGGCCTCGTACCCTTGCGGAAAAACATTTGAGACCAATCCACCATCGACTTATCAGCATAGGTTGGATTGACCAACTTCTCTATAGGCGAGAAGCTAATCATCTTGGCACGTTTGGAGGGAAGCCACCATCTAATTATCTGCTCCGGCTTGAACTGTACCTTCTTGTTGCTCTGGGTGAGCATCTGAGTATAGCCTAGGATATTGCCGTGTTCATCAAGCTGGTAGGTTATCGTTGGGCAATCTAATGAATGAAGTTGAGGAAACAAGCCGCCAGGGACAATCTCTGCATAGCTTTCTCCATAGATTTCGAGATCGTCGGATGTCGCACGAAGGAAGCGCAATAATTTGACAGCAAGACAGAACTCTTTCAGGCGATCATGTGTATCTTGTTGCCCCTTGCCATGCTCGACTTCTTCTAGGTGCCAACCGCCAGACGTGAACCGCTTGCTAATCACATCTACGCAGGCACTGACCCAGGTATTGCCCTCGTACACACGATAGAGCGTGTCTTTGCGCTCGTACTCGCTGAGAGGACGCTGGTCTCTCGCTTGCCCCATGCCTTCGTTTTCATCCCAGGCCAGGGAGAGAGATTGCGGGCCCTTGCTGGACTTCGTAGCAGCTTGTGTAACTTTCTTTGTGGGTTTGGGCGCAGCTTCTACCAGAGGCTGGACTAATTGCAACGTACCCCGCGGGCGTCTTTTATTCGTCATCTTCTATCTATCCTCAATTCATCGCATTCAGCATCATGACCATCATGTATGCCGTACCCAGCACTACCAGCACCACAAACACATATGCCAGCACCACGCGCCATGTTGGCTCATCTAGTTCTTCATCTTCGTCCATCATTTGCTCCTACTGAAATATATGAAAGACAGCAGCACATATCATAAATCCAATAAGCAGAGCAGTTAAGACAAGAACTATCTTAACCCGTAACCAGAACCTCCGCTCACGTGCCCCATGATAAATAACATGGTATTCTTTTCTCATCACTTGCTCCTCTACTGAAAAATCGCGTACCCGCTCGGTACATCCTCTTGCGGTATAGGTTGCTCTCGCAGGTCAGTATCTACGAGAATACCGCCAATCGCCTGTACTCCTGTCATCAACTCCGTAAAAGCCCACACATTCGCATCGCAATTATGAACAAGGACGCACTGAGCATAATACTCATGGGCGTCCTCTACTTGAAGATTATAAACAGATGCTTTACCCGCGTCGTATAACCCAAGCACACTTACGAGAGCAGGTACGTTGTGGTTTTGATTTTTTTGCATTAAAGGTTGATCCGCACACAATGCACTGCCTATCTTCGTAGTACCTTCGTGTTTGCTCGTTCCATTTGGATATGCAAGAGCGAGAACAGAATCGCTCATCACCTTTTCTTGATCGAGTAAGGTACGCTTTTCCGCACTGAATACATACCTGTTGTATGGGATCTCGATCAGTCCAGCTATCTTTTCCATGCTGAACATGCCACTCATGACCCTCCTCTGAAGAGTGCCATTCCTTTGCAAGAGGACGTATTTGTTCAGCATGTTTCTGACGTTGCTCGTGAAACTCGGCTTTGTGGCGTTGGGCATGTTCCTTCTTGGTAAGACACTCCAAGTTGTCGATGGTATTATTAAGCGGGTTACCGTCGATGTGATGGATTTCACAGCCTGATGGAATGGGGCCATGATGCGCCTTCCATATCTCTCTATGGAGGGCGTCAACACCGACAGCACGGTTGCCTTTTTCATCGTAGGGCCAATAATAGACGCGCGAGTGACGTCTATGCGAGGTTGGGTATCGCGCAAAGGTGATACCATTGTAGATAATTGTTTCTCGTTCCATGTCTCCATTATATCACCCCATACAAGAGAGTTCAACGGCACATAGCCCTTATTCTGAACAAAAACGGGATGATTGCCCGTTCCTGTCAATGTTCGACCATTCGACATAGACACAGAAATGACCTCTGTATTTGAATTTGTCATACCCGCCGCTATCACGCGTTTCCATCCTTGACGTGTCAGCACTTTCATGCCAACACAAATAGTTTCTATTGGTTTTTCTCCCTGGTCAGTCATGACCAAAGTTCCTGCCACAAAGCATCTATCCGGTGATTTCTCACCAGGAACCCAATTGCACATCTGATACTCGGTATCTGGGAATACTCCGCAGTGATGTATCAAAGCGCGCTGGTACAGGCTAGATATCGGCTCCGCTCTTAACTGCTTCCCTCGTGTAGCCCGAACTGCCTTGTACGGAACATGTCCCATCCCTTTCTGCTTGGCAATGTTGTAAATAATCGCCCCAACCATCTCCCCACCGTTGTTGACCTCACCAATGATTGCATCTGCCTCAAAGAGTGCGTATGCCGTCAATGCCGCCGTTGCCCATTCGTCAGGAGTGCCTACAAGGCTATAATCTCCCAACATGTACCCATGCCCATCAACGCCCAGTCCAGCTACAACTATGCCAGCTTCTGCTGGGTTACCACTCGTAGCATCGCTACTAGCAGGCGGGTCTACAGCTACTACAATGCGTTTAAGCTCAGGATGTTTCGTAACGCGGTTGTCATCTATCCACTGACGTTTCCAGAGCGCACCATCGATATCATCAATAATGTGCCCTTCGATTTCCTGATCGCCGAGTCGAGTACCTGCATAGCGTCGGTTGATCTCTACGATGAAACGCGGTGACAGGTTCTCTTTGTTCTCAAGCGTTGACCGTCTCGTAACAACCGTTGTTGGATCAGCTACCAGGGCTTTCATCGCTTTGGTATTGCGTGGCGTTGTGGTGACTACGCATTGCGGGATCACCCCAGGTACAGGCGAAATACGCAAACCGAGGATAAGATTATCCCAAGTTTCATCATATTGCCACGAGGCCCTTTCATCCAGCCAAGCAAATGAGTGTTGTGGCCCTCTTAGCTGGTCAGGTTCATCGGCGCTATACGTTGTAGCGTATGAGCCATTAGGCCATACCAACAAGCGTAGAGACGGTTTGTATTCGGGCTTAAACCAAGGGGGAGATATGGCAAGAATGCCGCTCCGCCCTTTTATCATGACGTCGCGTACATCTGCGACCGTCCGCCCTACCAACGCAATGTGACAGCCTGGATACTGATATGCCTTCTCTATAACCCATTCCGCGCCGGTGCGAGTCTTGCCCCAACCTCTACCTGAGAGAATGCACCATGTAGACCATTGCCCCTCCGGTGGGAGCTGGCTATCACGTGCCCATGCTTTCCACTCGTATTTAAGCCTCAGTACCCACTCTTTGGGGGCTTTTTTAATGTACTCGTATTTTCGTTTCTTGCTCCATTTGGCAAAGAGACGAAAAAACCTGAGTTCTTGCTCAGGTGTATAGTTACGCTTGCTCTTTGTTTTCATCAGTTAGAGCCGATGCGAGATCAGCGAGCAATGATTGTTTTGCTTGTTCTGCCAGGTCAGCAAGCTCAGCATGAATGTTGACTTGTGGCTTCTCTTTGTATTCAGGGAGGTTGGCTCTCGCGTAGGCAGTAGCGAGACTATCACTCCATTTGGGTACCATCACCTGCTTACCACGTTGCATCAGAGAATTCCCCTTGTGATCGTACTTCTGCTTACCCTCGTCATCCATCACTGGCTCATACTCATAGACAAGCTGCCCCATGCTGACCATTGGCTCTTCCCATCCCAGTATGCCCCGTGCGTAAATGGAACTGCGAGCTACGTCCCTGGTGCGCTCTATTGCGGTATCCCACGCTTTAGAGAATGCCTCATCATTCCCACGCCAGCGATACGCTGTATCACGCGAAATCTCGGCTTTATCGCAGGCGAGGGACACGTTGGGGTCAACTTTCAACGATACCAGAAATCGATCCTTGGCTTCCCTCTGCTCTTTTGCCCTATCTTTCGCGTTCACTCCGACTTTCCCCTATGCGTATATACTTGTCAGATTGCAAGACTTCCACACATGCCAGCCCAACCACTTCCTTGTCAGATGGAGCATCATGCACACCATCCGCTTACACGTCACG